TGAAGTCGGACACAATGGAGAAGGCTTCGAGCTAGGCAAGCAGTACGTTATAAGTTGGTCCGCAACATGTACGGTTTACGGAAAGACAGACGTGACTGTAATTGTGAACAAAACGCCGTTCTATGGCGGACATGTTCATTTTGAGCCTGCTAATCCACACTTGCCAGTGATTGACAAAGACTTAACAAATAAAGAGGAGCAAGTATTGGCGGTTTATAACGACGGCTATCGCTTGACATTCTCGGGTGACTGGTATCAGAACGCAGTTCAGTTTGCGACGGTTGATAATCGAACCAATCGATTTGAGTTTGAACCAGTCTATAAGACGGTTGCGGACGGGCAAAATTCAAGATATGACGGAAGTTGGAACGAGAGTCCAACATTTATTTTTGATGGAGGTATAGCATGACAGAAACAATACCAATTAGAGTACAGCATAAACGAATGACAGCTAGTGAGTGGGCAGATAGCTCTCTTGTATTGCTTGACGGTGAACTCGGAGTTGAGAGTGATACGGGAAGAATCAAGGTCGGAAACGGTCATGACCTATACTCGGCTTTGCAATATCTAACAGGACCAAAAGGAGACCGTGGAGAGCGTGGCGAACAAGGACCAAAAGGTGCGGACGGAGTTCTTCGTTTTGAGGACTTAACAAGTCAACAAAGAGAAACATTAAAAGGCGCTCAAGGACCAGTTGGACCAGCGGGACCAATAGGACCTCAAGGACCGACAGGACCAGCAGGGACTCAAGGTATCAAAGGGGAGACTGGCGAGCCAGGTCAAAATATTATCAATCAGAACGGTGGACAACCGTTGAAATATTGGGCTGGAACGAAGGCACAATATGACGCAATCGCCAATAAAGATGAAAACACTATCTATGATATTTACACAGCATAGGGGGAGGTAATATTGTGCGAGAAGGAATTTATGTAGGTAACAAGGAAGTTACTAAGCGTTATATTGGTGATATTCTGGTTTGGGAAAAATTAAAATTGTTATTTAGCGGAAAAGAAACGATATTCTATAATTCATTCACTAGGGAAGTATCTATATTGAATCAAGAATTATCTTTAGAAAATGTAAAAGCTATTGAAATAAACGGACAAAAAATAGCCGTTTCTAGTGTTAGAAAAGGAACAAATCTTACCGTATTCAAATTCGTTGATAGTGCAAAGGAGTTTGAACGAAAAACGAATTTCAAACGAAGCACACCTTATTACCGAGGAATTGATATAAAAGTATACGGAGGGGAATAAATGGACATCACTATTCAAAACGTCCGTGCGCCAGCACTTGAGCATAACGGACGATTTTATAAAGTGTTTCAGCCTCAATCACGAGACGAATTGCTGAAATTGCATCATTTGGGATGTACTGGGGATACCGTTATAACGGACATTCAGTTAGAGCAAGGAGATTTTCCTACTAGCTTTGTCGAACCTATGGTTACGCAACGGACTTTGTCTGGACTGTTTAAGGATATGAGGTCAATCGAGCTAGAAATGAGAGACCAAAACAGTACGCTGTGGAGTAAAATTCAAAAAAGCAACCAAGGCGCATTGACTCAATTTTTCGATACGAATGTTAAGAGTGCGATTGCACAAACGGCAAACGAAATCAGACAGGAAGTTCGCAACGCTTCTAATAGTGCTAGGGTGCAGGTTACTCCAGAGGGAGTGGTTATTGGCTCAACTACTCTTACAGGGGAACAACTAGCCTCAACCATTTCCACAAGTCCTAGAGGAGTTGACATCATCGCTCCTAAGATTAAGGTTAAGTCCGACATGATTGTGGACGGCGCGATAACCTCAAGCAAGATTGCTGCAGGATCAGTTACCGCAAACGCATTAGAAGTTGGTTCGGTTACGGCAGACAAAGTTAAATTCGATACTGCTTTCATTCAAAGGTTAGTATCGCAACAAGCGTTCGTTGATGAGCTGTTTGCGAAAGACGCGACGATTACAAAGATAAAGAATGTTGATTTTACAGGAAATCACATTAAAGGTGGACGTATTACCTCGCTAAACGGAAATACTACATTCGATTTACAAACAGGCTGGATTGATATGAACGGATATGATGTCGGAATTAGAAATCAATTTCCAGATAGGCCATTGCAGTATTTAGTTTTTGGAGGCGGTATGATTGACGGCGTACCTGGCTCATATACGGCTCTATTGAGTAACAGAAATAGAACTGTTGGAATGGACCACACAATCGCAGGACTACAAATATGGAACGGACGAAGTGGAAGCAATGTTAAAAGTGCCGTCAACATGTACGGTCAAAGAATAACATTTAACCAGAGCGCACAAGCTGGATTGAAAGAAGTATCTATTGATACAGGCACACACACCCTTGCAGGAGTTGACGAGATTGTTATTCAAGGAGTAAAATTGTCGTTGATTTTAAATGACATTTACGACAACTTTAGAAATCTTGGAGCAAAAGCAGGAAACTACACACGAGGTTATCACGATAGATGGAAATAACGGAGGGCAAATGAACACTCAAGATAAGATTATCAATGACTTAGCAATTCAAATGGCAAATAAAACAATTGAATGCGCAAATTACAAGGCTCTATATGAAGAGGCATTAGAGCAAATCAAACAACTACAAACAGAGAAAGAAGAGGAACAATAATATATGGCTTTTAAAGTTATCAACAAATATTTACAAGAAAATAACCGCACTTTTGTGGCTATCCGCCAAGAGGCACCTTATACGGCTTTTGACCGTGTTTTAATTGGCGACCGTGTGAACGAGTCAGACGAGGAATTAATTAAGGCAGTTATCGGACAAGTGACTACTGAGTTCAATCCAGCGGAAGGGGTTAAGAAATTACAAGAAGACTTGCAAACGCAAGCGCAAGAATATGAAGGGAAACTCGCTGATAAAGATACAAAAATCGCAGAGGTAAAAGCGGTAGCAGATTGGGCAGTATTGGCTCGTGTGACTGATACGGACAATCCATTAGACCCGACCGTTTTCAAACGTGGACTTGAATTAGTTGACCTTGGAAAAATTGGAAAAACTTACCAATCTCAAGAAATCTTCACACTTGAAAATCCTAATCACATCGAAAAATATCAAGAAGGACGACGTGTTATGATTCAAGTCAACGAGCCTTTCACATATCAAGGCGAAACACTTGAACAACTCGCAACGCTTGAGCAAAACGGAAAACTTGGTATTTGGAAATGGACTGAACCTAAACAAGAAAGACCAGCCAACGAGCTAAACACACAGCCAGTACAATAGAATTATGAAAAAGGGAGTGGTTTAATTGGAATTTTTAGCTTTAATCGATAAACTCACGCCCGTTTTAATTGTGATAATTCCAAGTTATTTCTCATTTAAGAGTACTCAAAATACAAAAGAGACTGAAAAACAAATCAATGTTCTTGCTGACAAAATTAGTGAACTTGAAAAATCAGTGGGTGAAGTTACTGAGATTGGGCGAGATAATAACGCCAATCTCTCGCTCATTAGAAAAGGTTTGCAACGTCTACAACGTTTTCGATTGCAGGAAAGTCTAAAAAAAGCAATCAGACGTGGCAGAACAAATCAGCATGAGATTGAGGAATTAACTCGGCTATATGAAAGTTACGTTGAATTGGGTGGAAATGGTGCTATAAAAATATTGTTTGAGAAATTTCTCGAACTGGAAATTGTGGAGGAAAGATAATGGATAAAATTAACTGGAAAGTACGAATTAAAAATAAAAATTTTTGGCTTACATTAGTGCCAGCTTTAGCATTGCTTGCACAAGCCTTTGCGAATATCTTCAATTTTAAATTGGAGTTTGGCGATACTGTTGATAAAATTTTGGTGTTTATCAATGTATTGTTTGCCTTTTTAGTATTGGTTGGGGTTGTTAACGACCCTACAACCGCTGGACTGACTGATAGTTCAAGAGCGCTTGGGTATCACGAACCGATCGAAGATTAAATTAAAAGAGGGAAGTCTTTATACTTCCCTCTTCATTTTGTATGAAAGGGGGACAAACATTGAAAAAAATTATTAAACGACAAGCAGGCGTTTGCGCCAACGTCCGAGATAATATTTACAACATAAAAGAGGAATTCTATTCTCATGATAAGAATAACGCATTCATCGAGTTACAATTAAACGAAGTCAATGTTGAAAAAATCATTGTGTTATTTCACTTCAAAACGACAAATCGTTTCTTAGAAGTGGCTGGAGTGGTTGAAGGTAATATCGCAACTGTTCCATTCGATACCAGTTTAATTACAACGGATGAAATCGTGTATGGATATGTCTATGCTGAAAAAGTCGTACAATCAGCAGACTTGCTAAAATTCTCTTTTGGCGTTCGCGTGTCAGAAATTGATAAGCACAGCGAATTACCAATCGTAGAGAAAGACACAAAACGCATCATAGCAATAACGGATATTGTTACAAAGGCTGAATTAGAAGAGGCAATCAAGAATATCCATGTCGAAGGTGCAACCTTTGACGACTCTGAAATCTTGAGACGATTACAAGCACTTGAAACGAAACCAGAAATTGACACAAGCTCATTCGCTACTAAGCAAGAACTAGGAAACAAAGTTGAACGTGCTGAAATTGAGCAAATTTCAAGCGAAATTGAGACTTTAAAAGCAAAGACGGATAAAGACACCGTATATGATGATACAGTCCTCAAAGAGCGTGTATCAGCCTTAGAGAGCAAGCCTAATATCGATACAAGCTCATTTGCTACAAAAGAAGAATTGCGGACTATTTCATCAACTTCTGGTCCTAAGGGCGACAAGGGAGAAACTGGGGAACGTGGTCCACAAGGTATCCAAGGCGAACGAGGTCCAGAAGGTCCTAGAGGGGCAGACGGACTTCAAGGTCCAATCGGTCCTCAAGGTGTTCAAGGAGAACGAGGACAAGACGGACAAGCAGGTCCAAAAGGAGAGCGTGGGGAACAAGGGCCAATCGGGCAGACTGGACCTGCTGGACCTCAAGGGCCTATTGGATTAACTGGGCCAAAAGGTGCTGACGGTGTAGGCGTTCCTCAAAAGCTAACTTTAAACGGAAACACGCTTGTTTTGTCAGACGGAGGAGGCTCGGTAACTTTACCAGAAAGCAGTAATAATTCGACCACTTCGTCTAGCGAGTTGATTGGCGAAGGTATGCCGAACGGCAAAGTCAATGGTACTATCGGACAGACATACGTTGACACTAAGAAAACAAACGGTGCTTTGAAGTGGATTAAACGTACACCTTTAGGAAATCAAGGTTGGGCAGTGTTAGACGGTGATACTGGTTGGAAAACTCTAAATTCGACTTCAAAACTCGGTAATTCATACGTAAAAGCACGAAGAATTAATGATATCGTGCAATTACAATTCGGTGGGCTGCAATGGGGTTGGTTCGGTATTGTTCGACGTGGAGGGCTTGGATTCGTGGCACATCCTGGAAATCGTGAAAAGAAAGTCTTTATTTTAACAAACGGACAAATGCCCTATGGTTATAGAACAGCAACATCATTAATCGGACCAATTTATAATGATGATGGTGTTCCCTATGGAACTTGGTACTTAGGTGGATATGGAGACGCAAACCACTTACGTTTCCAATTCTTAGAGCCAATACCAGCAGACAAAGACATCGGCGATATTAGGGTTTCTAATATAAGTTATTTTACAGACGACCCTTGGCCTGTAAATTAACAAATTAACAAGAAAGAAGGAATTTAAATGGTAAATAAAATCAATGAAAATTTAATGGACGCTGGACGTTTAACAAGTATCGATTTCGTTGTAATTCACAATGACGCAGGAAGTATGACGCCAGAGCAATACGTGGACTGGTTGCGTTATCGTGATAAATCACTAGGGATTGCACATTATTACTGCAATCGCAACACAATCGCACGAGTTATTGATACGTTCAACATCGGCTACCACACAGGGGATTGGTGGAGTAATTGCCGTTCTATCGGATATGAGGTTTGCGAAAGCATGAAAGTAAGCGATGAAGAATTCTTGCAAAATGAAGACGTGACTTTAATGCAAGCAACGGAAGATTTAATCTATTACGGCTTACCAATCAATACTAGCACTGTTAGATTACATCACGAGTTCGTGTCAACAACGTGCCCACATCGCAGTATGGAACTACATGGGAATTCTACTGAAAGTGTTAAGAATTATTTCGTATCTCGTATGCGCTATTTTGCAACATTAGGAAACACAGTTGAAGAAATGTTGGGGCAAGTCTCAGAAAACCCTACTATTCAAGAAACGGTTCAAACAGAAACAACTACTCAAAAATCTAGTGGTAAGTCAGTAGATGAAGTCGCTCAAGAAGTTCTACAAGGCGTGTGGGGGAATGGCGAAGAGCGTTTCAATAACTTGACAAATGCAGGTTATGACGCTCAAGCCGTTCAAAATCGTGTGAACAGCCTATTAAGCGGCGAAACAACAATCGACTATGTTGATAACATTACAGACCTAGGCAACGTTGCAAATGAAGTTTTGCAAGGGTTATGGGGGAATGGACAAGAACGTTACGACAACTTAACAAACGCAGGTTACGACGCTCAAGCTGTACAAGATAGAGTTAATAGTATTCTAAGCGGAGGTTATGAACAAGCCAGCAATACTAATATCGATGTTGTTGCACAAGAAGTACTTCAAGGACTTTGGGGTAACGGACAAGAACGCTATGACAAATTAACAAATGCAGGTTATGACGCTCAAGCGATTCAAAACAGAGTGAATGAATTGCTTTCATAAAACATTTAAGCCTACCTTTTGGGGTAGGCTTATTTTTTTTGCATTTTTCCAGTAAAGCTGTTGACAATACATAATGAACGTGATACAATATAAATGTAATCAAGAAAGGTTACAAAAAACAAACAAAGGAGCAAGCACAATGACACAAAACTACAATGATGAAATGAAATGGATGGACACGATTATAACTGAATTAGAAGGAATGAGTCCTGTAGCTTATAATGCAGAGTTATCAAGAAAGAATGTAGAAATATTTTGCACAATATCAACTAACCTATCAAAAACAAGAAATTTGCGAGATAAATATATTCGCTTGATGAATGTGTACGAACGTTTTGGTGAGGGATTCTTCGTTGAGTATTATAAATTAACTGACTTTGACGAAATCATCAAAGAGATTGAAGAGCTATACAAACAAGCACAAAAAGCATTCAAAAAACTAAAATAAAAAGGAGCAAAACAAAATGGATAAAGAAGAGGTAAAAAAAGAAATGCAAAAATATGAAATCGTTGAAAACGGGTTACAAGAGACAGTAACAAACGCAGGCACATCACACTTGTTTTTAGAAAGTATCATGAAAATTGGCGACGAAGAAAAAACAAGAATGGCGGTTATATATCATAGTAGAGTACATCAAGCGTTCGGAAAAATTTCTGTTCTATACGACATGTTTTTCGATGATATGGTTACAATGACAGGCGCAACACTTGAAGAGGTTTATAATGAAACATGGTTTGAACGCTTTTCAAAAATCATTGAAGAACAAAACAAAAATCTTGAAGAGTTAATCAAATTATCAAAGAAATAAAACGAACCGCTCAATAGAGCGGTTTTTATATGAAAAAATATTTTTAAAAAATTTCAAGAAAAGTGTTGACAGTGTATAACATTCATGATACAATATATTTGTAAGTAAGAGATACATACAAAACACAAAGGAGAGAAAAGAAAATGACAGCAAAGGAAACACTAACATTAAACCAAAAAACAATGGATGTACTACAAACACAAGGGAACGAAAAATCAGGAAGAATTGCACACGACCACAAATTAGTTATTGAATATTACGAAAGAGAGCGTGAAAGATATATCAGAGAAAACAAAGAGTTTTGTATTGACGGTTTGAATAAATTCGCAATCAATACAAGTAATGATATGTTATTACTAATGCAAAAAGCGGTATTTAACTAAAGGAGGCAAACAAAATGACGGTAACAGGATATAGAATTGATAACAAACTAGCACGTAAGGCGTTTAATGGGGACTTTGAACATTTCCCGATTGAATTAGTAAACATGCAAATAACGTTTAATATCAGACGAGAAGAGTTAAACGAATGTTACAGCCGTTCTAAATATATCAAAAGAGGCGATTTTAACGGCTTACGAAAAATGGAAATCATCGTTAAGAAAATCGAGAACATTCACAAAGACGAGCACCTTTTCAGTAAGCTCATAATTGAAAAAGACGCTCGCAATAATGGTTGGTATATTAGAGGCAAACAATATTGCAATAGCTATATGCAAGCAGGAACACGATTCGCATTCAATGAAGAAACAACAAACGACATCATTGACAGAGAGAAAGAAGAGGAAGAATAAACATGAACGAGGCAAAAATCTATTCAGAAAAAGCAGATAAATTATATTGGAGATACCAAGGGAATTACGCCATTTTAATTTTAAGCACATTGCTTGATTATCGAGATACGCTTGATAGATACGCAAAATTGAAGACGCTAGGAAAAATTCAAACAAAGAAATACAACTCAATTAAGAAACACATTGACGAACTTGAAAAAAATATCGAAAAAAAATAAAAAAAGTTCCTCAAAAGTGTTGACATGGTATAATGAACGTGATATACTATAAATGTAGATAAGAGATAACTACAAAACACAAATGAAAAGAGGAAACAAAAAATGAAAACATTAGAACAAGAACAACAACAAGCAGAAATCAAAGTAGGAAAAATTTATGAAGCAGTAAACGAAATGGCATACGACGCAAGACAATTAGTTTATAACGGTATCACAAACGAAAACATTGTTCGTAAAATCTTTGGGCTAACTGAAATCAGCGGTGAACTTTCATTCTTAACAAACCATTTCAGCAAATTAGTTGAAACAGTTGATTTTGGAGAACTTGAAAAGAAAGCGGAAAAATTCCAAAAACACGCAGAAACATTGATGAGAAAGATTGAAAAAGAAATCAAAGAACAAGCGTAAGCAATCAATAGATAATGACAGTCAAACGGCTGTCATTATTTTTTTGAAAAAATCGAAAAAAAGTTGTAGGAAAGTGTTGACAATGTATAATGTATGTGATATACTATAAATGTAGTTAAGGGACTACAATAAAACACAAAGGGGCAAAACAAAATGACAAACTATGAAAAATTACAACAAGAGGTATTAAAAACAAGAGAGTTACTAGCACAAGCGGTAATGGTAATGGATGAAGATAATTATTATATGTTTAAAGACATCAAAGTTATGGTAACAGCCGTTGAGGAACGACTTGAAATGGCAAACAACAGAAAAGACTTAGGCGGACAAGAGGCTTCTGCAAGAATTTCATTACCTTGCATTGAATACTACAACAGAAGAATTGTAGAAGAAATCGAAATGTTAAAAAGTTGCGATGAATAGGAGGAACAAAAATGAACTACTTTGAAAAATTAGAAAAAGATACAGCAATCATCAAGGCGCTAGGTAGCGAGATTTTAAAATCTAGCGCCGATGATGAAACAATCTTAACTACTTTAAACATTGTAAGTGATACAGTATACCGCTTTAAAATCGCAAAAGAGAATGGCGTTTGCAGTAGAGAAACATATTCAGAGGATTGTTTAAGATTTACTCAAATTGACATCGAACGACTAAAGAAATTCTACACACACGCATTTTTTGATAAGTTGGAAAAAACTTTAATAAAAGCGATTGAAAATATTGACAACGTATAACATACGTGATATAATAAGGATGTAAATAAGAAATACAAAGGAGCAAACGAAAATGAAAAATTCAAGATGGAGCAAAGAGGGTATTTTAAAATTTGGAGATTTTGACGCAAACTACACGTTCAACGGGTTCGCCCCTGAGCAGTTTCGCAAATACTCAAAACAATATGCGTACTTATTAGGCTCTCACGTATCAGAGGACGGAAACACCGCTGTAATTAAAATTGCAGCGAATCACGTTATCCCAACAAAATACGGGTACGCAGTCATCGTGGACGCAAAAAGAGTAGTATTCATCAAACATTGGCAGGTATGGGGAACATCATTCAAGGACGGCAGTTATATTATCTCTTTCAATCGTCAATACTATCAAATCAAAGAATGGGGCGACCATTCAGAAGAGTTTGGCGAATATGAAGATATTAACGAAAGCTCACTCGGTAATTTTGACAATCTTGTAAAACTAGCTAAAGAGCAAGAAGAGTACTATGGAGGCGTGGACGTTGATGAGGACGGTTTTGAAACTAGACGCTCGTTCGATTGGAAACGGTAAAGGAGAGGTGAATTTATGGACTTATTACATTTACATGAAATCAAAAATAAAATGATAGGTAACTACACTTCAAGCGTAGAATACTATACAACTATTATTAAAAATACCAGTGATTTATCCATTTGGATAAAAGGATTGAGATATTTAGAAGAAATGAGTGAAACAATTTCAGACGCTTATAAAATTTTAGCAAGTGCTAAAGAAGAGGAAGAAGGCTTTTTTGAAATCTATTGCGAAATGATGAATAAAAATAGAATTATAAATGAATGTATAATGACTAATATGTTCAGTTTATTAATGGAGGTGTGTGGAGATTTATGAATGATACGTTGAAAAAACTTAGAAAGATAGAACTAGATACAAGGCAGATATATGAGCAAGGTACATTAGCCTATTTACGGCTCGTTTATAAGCGACTAGGCGTTTCAACATATAGAAAGGCGTTAGAACACCTTGAAATGTTAGAAATGGTTAGGCATGACACAAAAACGAATAGAGAGCTATTCGAGAAAAGCAACGATAAAGAAATGAGTTTAATCGAGCGCAACGCATTAGTGCGGTTTGGAGAAGGCTATATCGAAACGGCATTGAGAGAGCTTGATAAACTAGAAAAATTATCAAAGGAGGACAACAAATGAAAGTAAATACGAAGGACATTGAATGGTTATTGGAAAACGCTACGCAATACAAAATCTCAAAAGAGGCGAAAGTTCATCAACCTATTTTATCTGGATTGAAAAACGGCACTAGAAAAATGGAAAATCTATCAGTTATGATTGGCGACCGTTTAACAACATACGCTCAGAAATTAAAACGAGAAAAAAATAAAAAATAATTCACCAAAACTATTTACAAAGTATAATGGATGTTATATAATAATAATGTAAACAAAAGCTGAAAGGAGAAAAACGAATGACAAGAACAGAGAAGGAAAGACGCAGAAAGTTGAAAAAGCAGCAAGCGAAAAATAACATGCGAAAAGCGTTTTTACAAAAGTATTTCAAGTTCTTAGCCTATACAGGATTGGCACTAGCTTTCATCATTACAATAGCATGGATGTTTGCAGGCGCTCATGAACAACAAGGCAAAGAGGTTGAGGCTTGGAAAAACGGCACGTATGTATACCCACAAGGATAAAAAAGAAGAAAAGGAGCAAACACTATGACATTTGAACAATTACACAATAGCTATTTAGAACAGGACGAACCAAAGATTTTTGGAATGGATTGGAAAGGACATGAAATTTATGTAGGCGATGAATACTATGACATTATGGGCGAGTTTGTACCAATTGAAGATTTAGAAGAGTTCATCGGAGAAAGATTTAGCAAATACACTGCAGGAGAGTAAAGGAGAGACAAAGCATGACAATTACAAAATCAGAAACGATTATCAAATTATCAAAATCATTAGTAGAAACACAAAAAGAATTAAAACAACCTTTGAAAGACGCAAAAAATCCTTTTTTTAAATCGGAATATGTACCACTTGAAAACGTGGCAGAGGCTATCACTCAAACGGCTACAAAATACGGACTAGCATTTTCGCAATATGCAACAACTACTGAGAGTGGGAACGTATCAGTCGGGACGATTGTATTTCATGAAAGTGGCGAATATATTGAATATCCACCTCTAATCTTGAAACCCGAAAACACGAAACCGCAATCAATCGGCTCGGCTATCACTTACGCCAAACGTTACGCACTATCCGCAATTTTTGGTATTACAAGCGATAAAGACGATGACGGAAACAAGGCAAACGGAAATGGCGATCCTCAAAAGCAACCGCAGAAACGCAATCAGAAACAAGCACCACAAAACGAACCAAACGTACATGAAATCGTTGAAAAATACGTGCAAAAGATTGAAGAGTTAGGCGTTAAGAGAGCCGATGTTGTTGAGTACGTATGTAACAAGCATAGCGTTGGAAATATGTTTGACATCGCTCCAAATATCCTAGTGGGCGAAATTAAACAAATTTACATGAAGAAGAGCAATGAACAAAAAGCAAACACAAACGAGAAAGGAATTGACAGTGAATGGTAACAGAAATCGCAAAAATCACAAATAACTTTGAAATCGTCCAAAATTTAGCGGGCGGTTTCGAGGTGCCTAACTTGCAAATGTATATTGATACATTTCAAGCTTACGCAGATAACATTGATGAGGTGTTGATTGTAACCTCAGACGAAAATAGCGTGAACGGGGCAAAGGCTACCAAAAAGGAATTTAAAGAGTTAGAAGATAAGATTGACGAGCGTTTCGCAGAATTCATGGAACAGATTAAACCTGTAACAGACGCTCGACTCAATTTAAAGCGTATCATGAAACGAGCAAGCGAAAACATTGATAAAAAAATCAAAGAGGCGTATAGAGCATGGATTGATGAGGCTATTTTTGAGTATCAACGCTTAGCAAGTTTCGATGTAACCTATGAAATGTTGGACGAAAAAGCATTCGCCCGTAAGCAGACGAAAAAATCAATTTTCGAGGCGGTAGAGAAAGAAATCATGCGTCTTGAAGAAGAACACGCTAAACGTGAAGAAGAACGAGAAACGATTGAAAAATACTGTAAAAAAGCAGGGCAACCAGTTGAGCCGTTTACAACTCTAATTGGCCAAAAGGAATTAAATGACATTCTGAAAATGATTGATGTAGCAGAAGAACGAGAAAAAGAACGTGTTCGCCTAGAAGAAGAAAATCGACAAAAGCAAGAACAAGTTCAATCACAAATGAAAGTTGACCGAGAAATCATTGAAAATGAAATCGTGCCAAATCTAGCACCTACAACGAGCGCAGGACTATGGACTGATAACACCGCAGAACGAAAAGCACTTTGGACGGTTCAATTATGGATGAGTGATGAAGAAAAAGAATTATTTAAAAAATTCTTGAAAGAAAACAATATCAAATTAGAGAGTGCGAAACGTAATGGAATTTAACGCCATTCTAAAATCGAAAAAGGGAGGCATATTAACTTTTGACGCAAAAAGCGATATAAAGTTACCTCCCTACTACAAAAACACTGTAGACGGCTTGTATCGAGCAAATATAACTATTCTAGACCCAAGGGGAATAACCTCAGACCAACGAGGCTACATTTACGGTTTATTGAATGATATATCGGAATACACTGGTTATCCCCTTGAGGTAGTCAAGGATTTTATGAAAGGCGAATTTTGTACAAACGTTAAAACAGATTGGGAAACATTCAGTCTTGGATATAATCAAATAAGCATATACGACGCAGGGCAATTCATTGAATACATCATCGAATGGTGCTTTCAAAACGAGGTGCCGTTCAGACATCAACAATATTTTGTTGGTAGCGAACATACTCGAATGCTATTCTTGTATCTTAAATATCGCAAATGCTTTATTAGTGGCGACAAAGGAGACGTCGCTCATTATGAGGCGGTAGGTATGGGACGTAATAGAAAGAAAATAGACCACTCTCAACACCATTTTATGTGTTTGAGGCGTGATTATCATATAGAGCAACACACAATCGGATTGAAAGCATTTTGCGAAAAATATAAAATCATACCGATTAAACTAACTCCAGAGCAGGTTAAGGAGTTCAAAATCTAAAAAATATTTTAAAAAATTTTGAGAAATCGCTTGACGAGGTATAACGAACGTGATACAATATAAATGTAATCAAGAAAGGTTACAAAAACAAACAAACCAAAGGAGGAAACACGTATGAAAGAGAAAGGTTTATACGTAATGAATACAGAGAAAGGAGCATTTTTGAAAACGGCAGAGTTCGATAATGAATTAACATTCAAATGTGGTTTCGACCAAGCTATTTGCAACGCACAACCGTTAGCAGCCATTAATGATGACAGAGATTTTCCTGAACATCATCAAAGATTCGCAAAATCGCTTGCTGAATTTTTATCTCAAGACGGCGTTAAAAAAGTACCAGTAATCATTGAATTCGACATCAAGGTTACAGGGCTTGACGGAACAGAGTACAATGTTAAAGAAATCGTCGAAAACGCCAAGCAAGAAAGCTCAGGAGAGTCAGAACTAGCAAAATTATTAGGATTTTTAGCACGATAACATTAAGAGAGTGAGGAGGTACAATGGCTAGACCGCCAAAAGTGGGACTTGATTATTTCCCACTAGACGTAAACTTTTTGAATGATTTAAAAACAAAGAAAATCGTTCGCAGTTATGGAGCGTCTGCGGTAGCCGTTGCCCTCAACGTATTCATAAATATATACAGGGATAACGGCTATTACGCTGAATGCGATGACGATTTTATTTTCTTAATAGCGGACGAATTAAAACTTGATGAAGAGTACACAAAAAACGTAATCAAAAAAATGGTTGAGGTAGATTTTTTTGATAAAAACTTATACGAAAATCATAAAATTTTAACCTCAATTGGTATTCAAAAAAGATATGTATTAGCAAGCGGACGAAGAGTTCGCACAAAAATTAACGAGGTTTTTGACCTCATAAACCCTAAAAAAGAGGAGTTTCTGCCTACAGAAATTGAGTTTATGTATACAGAAACTCAAGAAAACGAGGATTTATGTATACAGAAGTACACAAAAGAAAAGAAAAGAAAAGA